TGAATGTGCCGGATTCTAGATTAAAAGATTTGTATTGGAAAACTTTGATAATCTGTTACTTTGAAAAAATGTCAGAAAAGTTTCTGAAAATATTTTTCTCTTCGTAAAAAACTTTCTATTTTTGTCTTGATTTCGGTTCTTATCCTAGCGTAGGGATGAGATGAAAAGGGAATCGGGTGAGAATCCCGGACAGTCCCGCTGCTGTAAGCTCCGTAGAGCGGTTTAAACCCGAGAAGAACCACTGCCGTTATTGGCGGG